ATGCAAAACTATTTTCATCAAAAAAGTCGTAGTATTTATCTCTTTTAAAGAATTGTCTAGTAGACGTAAATACAATCCATAACAGTGATGGTATGATAAATGCTAAAGCTATAGCTAATAGCTGTGTATTCTCATCAGGACTGTGATGATAATGATGGTGGTGCGAACGATTGTTTGCTGCTTGCGTTGTTGCAATCATCCATACTGGATTTGTTGGTGTCATGATTAGTCTATTTTTTCTAGTGTAAAATTTACTTTATACTTACCTATGCATTTAATCTCAAAAATGTAGATTGTATCTACATCTCCTTCATCTTCTCTCAAATCAGTAATTGCTTGAGTTTTTGATTCAGAAATATAGATTTCTGCACCAAGATAAGGATCAGATGCTGCATGATAATGTACTTTATCAATGTAGTTAACTGGTTGTTTCTTTGGACGTCCCATTGTTTTATGGTTTAAATTGTTAAACAAAAAAGCCCCAGATCTCTCTGAGGCTTCTTTCCATCATTGTTATACCTTTTTGGGTATAATGACGGATAATTCCATCATTTGGTTAATGATAATCTTACTCCAAATAGAGATAATACTTTTTGTAAAGTCTCTATATTGAAATTAGTTTTAGGACCTTGTTCAAGCTCTCTTATAAATCTAATTCCTACACCAGCCTTGTCAGCTAGTTCTTGTTGTGTTAATTTGTTTTGTTTTCTTTTCATTTTTATAAATAATCTAATCTCTCTTAAATGATCATCGTCATTATAAGAAGATTCTAATAGAAAATAAACAGGATTAACTAATGACTGATTAAGAAGTGGATATCCATCATTTATGATACTATTAATCCAAAAAACTTCTTTCTTAGCTAAAACTTCATTAGTTTCTGCTTGATCTAACACAATAAGAACTGGACTCAGTCCGTTAGTTTTTAGTTCATTGACCCACTCATTAACTTTACTACTATGAGACTTTTCATCAATGTGAGCCCATGGTCTATCTAAACCAACTGTTGATTTACCAACATATACTGGTTTTTTTGTTATTGGATGATACAATCCATATATTATTTTTTCCATATTTATACCTTTTTATGGTACAAATATATGTATTTTATAATAAATAACAAAAAAATAACACTATCGGGTATAATCAAGTTGATTATTTTATAACCCAATAGTGTCATTCCATCATTTTATACCCTTTGAGGTGTAATTAGAATCCTAAGCTGAATCCAGCACCGATGCTTGTTGCAGTGTTACTACCAAAAGCTACGTTAACAGCTATCTTAGAGTTCTTGGTTGTGTAATACGAACCACCTACAGCCATAGCTGATGATGAACGATAAACACCTGTGCCTACAGATACATTGCCACGCTTGTTTGGATTGTACACCTGAGAAGAACTCAATGCACCTAATGCAGCAGTCATTGCAGCTACACCATCAATTTGCATACCTAATTGTGTCTCTGCTTTGATTGCTCTGTTGTACTCAGCATCAACTCTCTGATTAATTGCCTTGTCATTCTTAACGATAGTCTCAGCTAATAGATTCTCCGCTTGCTTTGCTCTGATAGTTTCAGCATCTACTTTACCTTCAATTCGAGCTTCTTCAGACTTAGCACGTGTTGTTTCTGTTGAAACTAATTTCTGTGTGTTAGACCAAGTGTTATCAATCTTATTATTAAGCGTAACAGTGGTGTTTGCCAAGTCTGTAGCTACAGTTGTAATAGAAGTTCTTAATTCTCCTTCCACTGTCATAGCTCTATGAGTCTCAGCATCAATCTTGGTATTAAGTTTGGTCTCTGCAGTTATTGCTCTGTGAGTTTCAGAATCTATCTTATGATCAAGACGAGATTCTTCTTTCATAGCACGATTTGTTTCCATATCGATCTCTGCATCAAGTCTTGCTTCTTCGCCTTTAGCTCTGTTAGTTTCTGTTAGAACGTCAGCATCATTGCCTTTGTCTCCCTTCACTCCTTGGATACCTTGTGCACCAGCAATACCTTGAATACCTTGGATGCCCTGAGCACCTGTATCTCCCTTATCTCCTTTTGCACCAGTTGCACCCGTAGCCCCAGTAGCACCTGTGGCTCCTGTCTCTCCTTGTGGACCTTGTGGACCTGTAGCACCATTTTCTCCTTTTTCCCCTTGTTCTCCCTTCTCACCATGCTCTCCTTGTTCGCCTTTATCTCCTTTAGCACCATTGATACCATTTGTACCATTGGTACCGTTAGTACCATTAAGACCTTTGTCTCCCTTAGCTCCTGTTTCACCTTTCTCACCTTTATCACCTTTCGCTCCTGTTGCTCCAGTGTCTCCCTTTTCTCCTTTATCTCCTTTTGGTCCTTTGTTCTCTTGTGCTTGTACACTTAATGTTGCACCAATTAGCAATAAGCTAAAAATCAATGTCGTAATTTTTTTCATGTTAGTTTTTATTTATTTTTTAAAATTGTTTGTAAAGGTAAATAATTTTTTAATCTTTTGCCAGAATGTGGGTTTCTCTAGTAAATAAGCAGTTAATGGTTCTACAGGAGGATTATACTCACGTAGTCCTAAATTAAGCTCAAACATACCTCTTATTAACTCTCCTTTTTTTCTATTACATTTAAATGTCTTCTGGATAAGCTTAAGAGCATCCTTACGCCATTCTAATGTTTGTTCTGTAGTCAGTGTATATATCCTCCAGAACTCTGGTGTATTCACTGCGTCCTCATAGGTGAGACCTATAAGTTCCATTTGCATAGAGACCAACTTTCTGTTGATCTCTTCGCGTTGCTTCTCTGTTCCTGCCATTATTAATCTACTTTAATTACTGTTTCGTTAGCTGTTTGATGGCTTTTACCTCCAGTCCTTACTTCAAAGTTAATCATTGTAGGTTGAGCATCTGTACTATCTTTAGGATACATTATCCAAATAGCATGATCTCCATCAGATGGTATAACCCTCATTAATTTATATGTTTTACCATGAATAATTATGAAGTCTGACGGAGCTTCAACTATATCTCCTTTTTTACCACATGCAGACAATAATGCCACACATGCGATTACTGTTATTAATTTTTTCATTAGAATAGTTTAAATAATTTATGCCACCATTTAGTGACAATTGTTTCTACTGGATTTATAGATGCTTGATACAACTCTTCCTTCAATTTTTCAATACGCCTTTCATAATCAGCTTCACGTTCCTCAAATCGTCTTTTGGAATCAGCTAAATGCTCTTGCATCTTTTTAAGCACTTTATCTTTCTCAACAATTTGACCGCTCATTTGGCTAATGTGCGTAACGCGTGTCCCTAAAGTAAGAAAAACCATCTTTTCGTCTTGGAGCTCTTCATACTGACGTTTATACGTCTCATTCTCTATTGACATCATTTGATAGTCCTCATATGACATTGTGATTGTTTTCTTTCCCATATTAGAATAAACTTAATTGATTAGGAATTATAACTGGTCTTCTCTTACCGTTATAATTAATCTTGTTAATAATACGTTCTGCTCTCTCTATATAATAAGAATGATTAATATTATCTAGAGGATGATCTTTTGCTAGATGATTACATACAGTCATGAGCCATTCGCCAGCTTCAACTTGTGATACAGATGCAGCGCCAGACATAGAATCTTCTTTCTTAACCTTTAAGAGCTTTTCTCCTGTGTTTGAGACATAGTATCTAATAAGCTTGTTATACTTTGTAACATTCCCATTAGCTCTTCCCTCGAAATGGAAGTCACGCGTAGCTCTCTGACGCATAGCAAAATCATATATGTTTCTATGATTGCAAATGGTATCAGCCACAGGCACGTCATTAATGAAATACTGCTCAAGAGCAATAGGCACAATCCTCCCAGACTTATTTTTATGCAACTCGAAATCAGTGAGGAAATCGCCTTTCTTTTTGATTTCTCCGTTAGTCTTAATCGCAAGGTAATCATTAACAGTCGAGAAGATAATCTTGCTATAGTCGGTTCGTTCGAGTTCATATTCTGTTAGTGTGCTCCACCATTCATTAATTTCATGCATCTTATCTAGATGCGTTTTCTTTATTCTAATGGTGACACCATCAGTGTTAGCTGATATAACATGTATACCTTCTACTTCATACGCTTCAATAAGCATAAGCAAGCTAAGCTCACCAGTGAGAGTAGTAAACATAGTAAGCTGTCTATCGTAGATCCAGTTCTGCATATCAGACGACTTACCGTATACGGAATTAACAGCAAGCTTAAGAGCCCCAACAATACCAGCAATGCGTTTGTCTTTCTTAGCTTGAGGCTTAAGTTCCAAACGCCTTTCAAACATACGCTTATACCCATGAAGAAAGTCTTTACTAAGATGCTGAGGATACTTACCATTATTGATAATAATAGCAGGATAATAACTGCTAACATCCCAATCAATAATCTCATACTCTCCATCAGCCTCAAAAACTTCGGGTTTGTTCTCCGTATGTAAGCCACCCTTAGCGAACGTATAAATGTTGCCATAAAATGTTATACTTTCTTTAAAATCATCATTCAATCCTAATACTAATGCCTTCATTCTCTTGAGAAACTCTTGTAGCTGTGGCGTTGTGAACTTTACATAACCACCTATACACTGTTTCACTTTAATCTCCTTACGAAAGAATCCTTTCTTTGGTAGATTGTCATACGACATGTGCCTCTCTTCACAATAATACTTCTTAATCATCTCATCACCAATCTTACTATCTGAATAGTTAAGACATGGAATCTTGAATTCCTCTTGGATGTCGAGTCTCAATTGTATTTGATCATTGTCCTTGTATAGAGGATGAGTAGTATTACCTGTAGTCACCTTGTAGAATTCATAGGTAGCAAACACATCATTACGACAATATGATCTAGTGATTTCTATTTCTTCAAGAGTCATATCAGTTTTAGTATGGTGTATTGGCATCTCTTCGATGTTCTCCAAATCCATTTCAAACTCCAGTCTCTTTAGACTAACCATTCGATTCTTATTGTCATAATGATTGACCTTGAATAGGTCTATCTGCTTCATACTCAAATCACTTTCTCTATACTCTGGAAATACATCATAATTAGCATCATGTATAACATCTTGAGCCTTCTGTGCTATTTTAGCACACACCTCTAGTCCTGTTAAATCATTCCACTTATCACAATTGCGCATTACCCACTCAACTACCTGACTGTCAAATCGTAGATTATTATAGCCCACCCAATAATAATCAGGATGTTCTTCTATGAATTTACTAAATGCATCAAGATTGTTGTGCCATTTACTCACCATGAATTCATACTGTTGATGTATTTCAGGATCGAGTACATTAATTAGAAACAACTCTTGCATTGTTTCAATGTCATAGATTAATACTTTCATTGTTCAAGAGCTGTTCTAGGCGTGTTAGTCTTAATCTCATCAAGATTATACTTCTCAAGATATTGTCTCTTGCTGCGTTGATGCTCTATCATGAGCTCATTGTCAACTGATTTAAATACATTGATGATTGCTTTAACCACATCTGGTGATTCTATTTCAGGTGATTTGTTGTTCTTCATAGTTTATTTATTAAAGCACTCACCACAATGATGAGTGCTGTTATTAAAATATACAATATTGGATGTTTACTCATTTTAGTTATCATCTCCATCATAACCATCTCTATACATATCAATACCTTCCATTAATTCTTCATCAGTCACCCAATCAGGCACTGGTGTGCCCTTAGGAACAGGAGCATCATTGTATGTTATAAGTCTAACATCATCAATGTCTGTTTCTTCATATGGTGGGTCTTCACGATCTCCTCGATAGTATGAATGAATCCAATTAACTTTAACTTCACACCATTCTTCCTCATTTATTGGATGATAGCATGTGACATATGAATGCCCTGATATACTTGTCATTTTAAAATAAATTAAAGTTAAATAATCTACCTGTTCTAGTCTGATGATAATGGTATTTTACCCTTAATTTATGTCTAAGTTTTCTAAGCTGCTTAGAATGAATAGGTTTACCATTAATTATTTTAGGACATGGCACACTGCGTGTACATGATGCTAACACTCCCGTTATCATCATTAATAAGATTAGTTGTTTCATATGAATCTATATAAAAGACCTGATATTACACAGGCAAAAGCTACTATCTCCATCCAGAATATGTGATTCTTGATATGCAACAAGCTTATAAGAATAGTTGCTCCTGAAAATACCATGAACGGTGGTCTGATTTCATAATCAATGTACAATCCTAACAATGCACATACAATACCAATAGCTGCACCAGCACCGTGTATTTTATCAGTGTAAGCACCTTTCCATTTAAACATGGTGGCACCACCTACAAATGAAAGACCTACGCCTGACAATACAAAGAAGATACTCTTATCATTACCTTGATATAACATACATACTCCTAATGACCAACAGAATAGTGTAAACAACACACCTTTACGCTCCAACAGATACCATGTATCAGATATGGAAGCAGGAATACCAAATTTACTAACAGTATATGCTATGTAAGATGTAAATATAAC